GATTCGGGCAATTCTGTAATTAATTCATTATTATAGTACCAGGACATTAACTATGTAGTTTATTCTGTCCCACCACCTTGTGCCTTTTGGTTTGCCTTACGTTCACGTTTGGCAGTATCTAAATAAACACGATACTGTTGTACATGCTCGCGCCTTTGTTTTGCTATAATTCTAATCTGCGCTAGCCAGTAGCGCATATTTTCACCTGCTATGCGTGTGCCTTTGCTTTGCCAATCTTGATTTGCCTTAAAGTATTCTCTAAAAGCCGCCATGAGTTGTTCATGCGACTCTTCATTTTGATAAGGAACCGGATCAACGTGCTTACTCATTTACTTCCAAGTCGTTAGCATAGCTGGTATAACCGTTTTCTTTAATAACTTTAAGTACATTATTAACACGACCTACTAGCTCATCTCTGTGTGAAATTAAGAATATGTTCTTCTTACGCTCACGTGCCATCTTTTTAAGTACAGCCAATGCGCCTTCAACGCCCGATGCATCTAGTCCGTTGTCAATAAGTTCGTCAACAAACAGTAAATTGATAGGTTGATACAATGATTCCCACACATCTCGGAAACTCCATGACAAACTAAGGATAAGTCTATTACGTTCTCCTCGACTTAGGTTATCAAAATCCAAGTCTTGCCCTAGCTGTGTAATTAAAACTGTTAGATCATTTTGGAACAAGACTGTATGTGGCAAGCCCATCTTATCCAAATAATAAGTTAATCTATTGTTCAAGTACGCTAGGTTTTGATCTATAATCTTCTTACGTATAAAACTGTCCTTGCTTGTTAGTAACTTTAACAAGAATTCCTGATGTTCTTTAAGAGTATTCAGCTGATTAACTGTGTCCCAAGTGATTTCCTGCATAGCAGTATTGGTTAATTCGTCAATTTGCTCTTGATATGGATCTGTTTCTCCTGCCTTGATAGTAAGGCTTGTTTCCAGAGTTTTAAGATTATTTTGATGTTTTAACGCCTCTTCTACTGTGTCATAGTAAGTGTTTGGCCTTGCCGCAACTTCGCCTATATCTGCAATATCTCGAGTTATTTTTACAAGGTCAGCAGTAATTTTATTGTTATATGAATCAGCATCTGTCAAGTGTTTTGTAGCTTCTGCGCTCATTTCTTCATGTTTATGATCGTGAAGTTCTTGATCACAAGCGTGACATTTCTTATCCTGCAACTTAGCAAGCTCGCTAGCGTACTTTTTTACGCTTCGCTCCGCTTGCGCTTGCGCGGCTTCTAGCGTTGCCCGCTCTTTATTCAGGCTTTTCAGCTTTCCGCTTCGCTCTTCATAGGCTTTAAGCTCTGCGTGTTTTACTAGTTCAGCATCGATGTCCACACTTTCTAATTCAATAATAGCGCGGCCAATCTTTTCTAGTTCGTTATCGTGCTGACTATTCCAAGCAGTTTGTCTAGTTAAAATACTATCAATACTTTTCTGAATATTCTCATTAGATTTCTTAATAGCTTCAATATTTGCAGATTCCTGCAAAATACTATCTTTAGTTAATCTGATTTGTTCTTTAAGAGTTTCTGCTTTCTCACTTAACAGCGTAATACCAAGTAACTGTTCAATAATAACCCGTTGATCATTGGCCCGCATACTAAGAAACGGTTCAGTATAAGTGTTAAGTGCAACAATATGCTTAAACATATCGTGACTCATACCCAACAAGTCGTCTAGGTCTTTCTGCGTTTCGCGGACATCGCCTTGCGCATCATCTGTTTCTTCTGTTTCTTGTGCCTGATCGTTAACAAAGAACTGTAGTATGTTAGGTTTACGACCACGTTCAATACGATAATCAGTGCCGTCTTTGTTAAACGACAGGGTAACTAACATATTCTTATTGTTAATCTTATTAATAAGATTATCTTTTTTAATATTAGTCAGTGCGTTGCCATACAATGCATAACTTAGTGCGTTTACAATAGTAGTTTTACCGGTGCCGTTACGACTGCCGCTATCGTCACCGCCTTGATCTAAGTTTTCTCCTAGAACAAGTGTTAAGTTTTCTTGTGCAAAGTTTACAGCCTGAGTCTGGTTGCCCACACTCATAAAATTCTTAACTGTTAATTCTTTAATTTTTATCATAAGCTATTATAAATCGCCAATAAGGTATTTTTGTCAAACTGTTCGCTTTCAATACTAATAATCTGACTGCTAACAATTTGATCCACGCTTTCAAATGCCTGTATATCAATATTAGTATTGATTTCAGTATCTTTCTTTTCAGCAATTAAAGTCATTTCTCGGATGTTGTAATCTCTGATAAATTTTTCTTTGATAAAACTTGCTTCTTCAAATGTAATATCTATGTCTAGTGTAACACGTAAATGTTGCTTGGGCAAGATGATTGAGTCTGCATTGTCAATTAGCTGACTTAGTTTAACTGTGCGGAATGTTGGTTGACCTGGCCATGTATGATATTCTGGAGTACCGCCCCATTCCATAGTCATCATGCCACGCTCATCGTCCCATGCATCTGAGTAGTTGTGTGGAAACGCATTGCCAATATAAATCATGTTGCCTTTTTGCTGACGCTTATGAAAGTGTCCACTAAAGCCTAGCTCATATTGTTTGAAACTATCTAATTGAATCTCTCCGTGGTCTGGCATCTGCACCATGGCGTTCATAAAGAAACTAGGAAGTTCAAAGTGTCCAAAGATATATTTGCCACCTTTTTTACTGATTGCTCGCCATTCTTCTCCTACAAGCCACGGGCAGAGTGTAACGTCCCCAATGGTAGTCGGTTCGTGGACCACTGTAACGCCTGGAATGTATTTTCCAAACTCAACTGAGTGAATATCTCGCTTATCTTTATAGTACAGATCATGATTGCCAGGAAAGAAATAAAAATTATCGAACGCTTGGCCGAGTTTCTCAAGTGCTCGTAAGCTATAATCCATAGTAGTAATGTTAAGACTATTTCGATTGTGATGCCAATCGCCCATAAAAATTCCTGTGTCACAGCCTTCCTCCTTGGCTTTAGCAATATACCAGTCAACAAAGTCTTCACAATCCTGATTGTGTACAGAGCTATTAGACTTTAACCCAAAGTGAATGTCGGTGAAACAAGCCACCTTCTTAAACAGTTGCGTCATTCAGATACGTCCTCGTTATGTCGTTTCAAAGCAGCCGCATGTTCGCCTGCGCCAGTGCGTGAATAACTTGGATTCATGCCGTTAATTTCTAAAATGTCATCTCTAATGTTTTGATTACGTTTTTCAGTGTTAATAACTCTAACAAAACTGTTAGTAACTGCGGCTGTAAAGTAAGCAAACGGATTATCTGATTTGCTTTCATCAAATTGCAAACCAATCTGTGTTAGTTGAAGAATAGCCATGCCCTTCATTTCGTCGTTATATGTATAACCACGAACGTTACCCCGGGTAGCGTAACGCTCACACAGTTTAATCATCATGCGGGCAAGTGTATTAGTAATTTGTCCAGCATCTTTATCAAAGTGTCCTTTTTCTAGATCACCCTTCCAGTGACTCTTGCCCACACAAACTAAAGTTTTGCCAGTTTCATCGTCAAACTTCCAATGTTGGAATGGCGGGAAGTTTACTTTGTCTCTGTGATCTGCCAGGCTTTTAGGATTTTTTTTACGAACGTTGTTTAGCGGAATATGATCAAAAGTCATAACTCTAAATACTACGTCTGTTTTGGCTACTTTTTTATAGTCAACTTCGCAATCTGCAATTTTAACTTTTTCGCCAGACGCTTTACGCCTTTCAAATTCTTGTTGACCCATACGTTTTGCCTGTACCCGTTTAGCTTCGGCTATAGTTCTGATGTTAATTTTGTCCAAACTAGGTACAATCAAATCGTACTGATGGTATTTTGGATCTGTAAACACACAATACGATGTTTTGGATCTATGTATTTCCAACAACATATCCTTGTTGTTTAGGTAGTTAACTTTTGCTGTCATTATGAGTCCTCGTAAAGTATATTATAAACTACGCACATAATAAAGTCAAATAAATAGAGTATCAAAAGGAGTATTCAATATGGCTTTAGGCGATAGTTTTATCCAAACAGCAACGGCTTCACAAAATTTAATCGGTGCAGTTGGGCAGGGCGTGAATGTTGCCAGCAATCTAGCCGGCGCATTAAGTACAGGATACAACAGCGATCCTGGCGGTATAATGAGTGCTCTCCGTAGCGTGAATTTACCAGAAGCGGGAGAAGCAATTGGCGACATCATTGGAGCAGTTAGTAGTTTTGGTGGTGATGCCGCGGCAAACGACTGGCGTGTTCGACTAAGTTTAGCAAACTGGACAGCTTTTAAAACTAGTCCAGTGCTTAAACCTTTGAAAGATGCAGGCGGTCTCATATTTCCATACACTCCTGATATTAATATTTCTAGTAGTGCAACTTACAGTAAGATACAAACTACTCATACCAATTATACATTCCAAGCGTTCCAACATAGTGATCCAGGAGCGATAACAATTAGTGCTCCAATGAACGTAGAAGATGCTACTCAAGGATTGTATTGGATTGCGGCGGTACACTATTTACGAAGTCTTACCAAAATGTTCACTGGATCTGATCCAAAGGCCGGAAATCCTCCACCGGTGATCATGTTGAACGGTTATGGAAATTACGTTTTTAAAAATGTCCCAGTTGTTGTGACAGCTATATCAATTGCATTAAATGCTCAGTGCGACTATATTGGTGTTAACGTAGTTGGTAGTGCCGCTGGCGGCATCCAAGGTCTTGGAAGTAGTATTGGTGGACTTGCAGAAAGTTTAGGATCTTCCATTCCTGGCATTTCGGACATCACGAATTCGGTAAGTAGTATAGCTGGTGCGGTTGGTGACATTGCAGGAGTAGCCGGAAGTTTAGGGTTAGGTGGCACTACCAGCGGCGGAGTGAGCCATGTACCAACTAAGAGCATGTTTACAGTAACATTACAACCAGTTTATAGTAGAAATAGTTCTAAGAATTTTAGCCTGGATAGATTTGTTACAGGCGGCTATTTAAATAATCAATTTGGATATATCTAAATCATGACAGTAGCATACACAAATACAAGCCCATGGGCCACAACTCCTATTTCTAGTAATTACCTTGACATTTTTTCTATTAGACCAGTAAGTGCTGAAGCAAGTGATTACCTTTATACAATAGAAGCGCAGTATGCTTATCGTCCAGATCTATTAGCATACGATTTGTATGGTACTGCAAATTTATGGTGGGTATTCATACAACGTAATATGGATGTATTGCAAGATCCTATTTTAGATTTTGCACCAGGTACACAAATTTATATTTGTAAAAAAAGCAGTTTAACTAATGTGTTAGGATTATAACATGGGTGTGTTTGATGATTTAGGCGCAACTATAAGTTCTGTTGAGAGTTCTGTTGAAGGTGCAGTTTCAAATGCTGCCGGAGCAATTGGTGGAAGTATAGGAGCAATTGCTGGCGGCCTTGCTAGCGGCCTGTCGTCAATTGCTGGCGGTGTTGGAAGTGTGTTTACTTCTTTAGCTGGCAAAGGCGGAGTTAATCTGCCTGGAGTAAAACTGCCGTTACCTAATCCATTGTTTGCCTATGCAACTTATAACTATGTAATTGGTTTATCTGCAATGACAGATAAAATGCTCAATGATCCAGATAATACTTATCGTAAAGGAAAACGTGCTGATTTAATTTGTAAATCTGGTAGCGTTGATCCTAACAATCGTGTAAAAACAGCATATGGTGCGTTTGAGTTTTATATTGACGATGTAAGAATTCAAAGTCAGATAGGCCAAGAGTCGGGTGCTAACACTAATGCAGTTGGTAATATTACTTTTAAGATTGTTGAACCGTATAGTATGGGATTATTTTTTCAAGCATTACAAGCTGCCGCACAGAAAAACGGACACGGCAATTGGAACGAAGCTCCATTTTTATTAACCATTGATTTTAGGGGCAACAAAGAAACTGGGCAGATGGATAACATTCCAGGAACTAGCCGACAAATTCCTATTAAATTTAGTACCATGTCTATGAAAGTTACTGAACAAGGTTCAGTCTATGATTGTACAACGCTAGTGTATAATCAACAAGCGATTGCAGATGCTAATGCTAAGTTTCAAAGCGACATGGCCATTGCAGGCCGAACAGTTCAAGAACTTTTACAAACTGGAGATAAAAGTTTACAAGCAGTAATTAATAAAAAATTAAAAGAAGTTGCAGAATTAAACGGTATTGCTAAACCAGATCAAATTCTTATTTTATTTCCTAAAGCATTAGCATCTGTGTCTACTACAACAGCATCGACAGACAGCGCCAACCAGTCAGGAAATTCTGCAACTACTTCTCCAGCGGTTCCTGTAGATTCAGCAATTTTAACTAAATTAGGAGTAAGTCAAGGTCCTGATTCTAATCTTATTCAAAGTGCAACTAGTCTTAATAACATTGGCGCCGCAAAAATGGGCTTTAGTGAATTGCGTAAAGGTGACGCCCCAATGGGCAAAGATAATGCAGTTTATAACAAAGATACTAAAATTAATCAACGTGCTAAAAATACAATAAATCCTCAAGTTAGTGATTTTAAATTTAGACAAGATACCGATGTATTAAATGCAATTAGCCAAGTTATCATGGCAAGTACGTATGTTGATCAAGCATTAGATTCTAAACAGATAACTCCTGAAGGTTATAAAGGTTGGTGGAATATTGATGTTCAAGTTTATACTAATGGTGAAGTAAATGCCGCAACAGGTTTAAAACCTAAATTGTTAGTCTATCGAGTTGCAGAGTATCAGGTACACGCTAGTTCTGCACCAACTGCTCCTAACTCTAAACCTCCAGGTTACGAAGAATTAAAAAAACAAGCAGTTAAACAGTACAATTATATCTATACTGGCAAAAATGTTGATGTATTAAAATTTGATATAACATACAATGCCAACTTTCAAAATTTAATGCCAAGTGATGGCGGAAAGAAAACTCAAGATAAAGAAAATACAGGTAATGACGGCGCTGAAAATAAAAATGAAGGCGATATTAAAACATTATCTGGCGGCAAAAAACCTAGTACTAAACCAGGTACCGCACCAACAGTAACTCGATTTATTCAGTCAACATTTAAAAGCGATAAGTTAGGCGGTGGCGGAAACGAAACTGAATCTACTCGTGCGGCCCGTGCTTTTAATGATAGTATAACTAAAGGCACAGACATGACTACATTAGATATGGAAATTATAGGAGATCCGTATTTTATTGTACAAAGTGGCACAGGAAATTTTACAGCTAAACCGACACAGTATTCAAATCTTAACAGTGAAGGCAGCATCAATCATCAAAGTGGCGAAGTGGATGTGTTAGTAAATTTTAGAACGCCAGTAGACATTAATCAAAGCACCGGATTGTATGATTTTGGAAAAAATGCCAGCGCACCAGTAGCAATGTTTAGCGGATTGTACATGGTAAGAATTATTAACAGTACATTTAGTAAAAATGAATTTAAACAAGTACTGCAATTACAACGTAGACCATTACAAGAATTAACAGGACCAGGAACAACAAACGGCGTATTGACTACATCTAATAAAGTGCCTGCGGCCAAACAAGATAAGCAAGCACCTCCTACAGCGGCTTCTCCAGAATTAAGAACTGAAAGTGAAATTCAAGCCAGTGCCGACGCCGGTACTGAAAAGGAACCTGAGTAATCATGGCAAATAATGACGCAGACCACAGTAGTGTAAATCAACCAGACCCGCGCCCCGGCCCGTTCCTGGCCAAAGTTATTAGTCTTATTGACCCTACTTACATGGGTGTATTAGAAGTAGAAATACTACACCCAGTTGGCGGATCAACATCTGAAGGACAGTTACACCAAGTCAAGTATATGAGTCCTTTCTTTGGCCAAACTAGTGTAAAATATAATGGCTCAACTAATGACTATAATAATACACAAAAAAGTTATGGTATGTGGATGATTCCGCCTGACCCAGGTACTACTGTTGTTATAATTTTTATTGACGGAGATCCTAAGCGCGGCTATTGGATTGGTTGTGTTCCAGACGAGAACATGGATTTTATGGTACCAGGCCTTGCGGCAACACAAGCAGTAGTAGAAGGTGCATATACAACTGATTTAGGTGATAGTGCTGATAGAGTACCAGTTGCTGAATACAATAAAACATTATCTGAAAATTCTACACCAGCCGATTCTACTACGTTATTAAAACCAACACATCCTTTTGCAGATGTATTAAATGCGCAAGGATTATTGTTAGATGACATTAGAGGAATTACCACTAGTAGTGCTAGACGAGAAAGTCCTAGTATGGTGTTTGGTATCAGTACACCAGGACCTCTTGATAAAAACGGTCAAACAGGAAACTATGGTAAAGACGAACACGTAGTTGTAGGAGCACCTGTTAGTAGATTAGGCGGAACAACGTTTGTTATGGATGACGGAGACGATAAGTTTCTTCGAAAAACAACCGCTAGCGAAGGCCCACCCGATTACGCCGCAGTAGAAGAAGGCGAAACTGATGGCGATACAACGTTACCGCATAACGAATTGTTTAGAATTCGCACACGAACTGGGCATCAGATATTATTTCACAATACCGAAGATTTAATTTACATTACTAATGCTAGAGGAACTGCCTGGATAGAATTAACTAGCGACGGCAAAATTGATATTTTTGCACAAGATAGCATTAGTCTAAGAACAGCAAACGATTTTAATTTATATGCTGACCGCGATATTAATATGGAAGCTGGTAGAAATATTAATATAAAAGCTACTGATGCCGCAGGTTTAGGAGACCCAGCAACTGCTGGAAGAATTCAAGTTGAAGCAGTAGGCGATTTTATTAGAATAGTAAACGGTAATGTAGCATTGCAAACAGATTTAGATCACGACGAAACAATTACGGGCGCCGTTTATAAATCTTACGAAAGCACATTAGATGTAACAACCGGTGATGCTGTTAATATTACAACAGGCAGTGATCTTAATTTTAATATAGGCGGAGCAAGCGTTGTTAGTAGCTCGGGCGATTTTACTATTAGTGCGGCAAATACTGCTATTGACGGCGGCAATATTAATTTCAACTCTGGTATTGCTGGAGATGCTGGTACGGCAACAGCCGCAACACCACCAGATCCTTTACCAACAATTGATAACCCAACAGAAGTTGACGGGGAAACAATTACAAGTATCATGGCTCGCATACCAACTACTGAACCTTACCCGCATCACGAAAACTTGGATGGTACAATGTTTAAATCAGATGCAACTGACAGAGAAGCGGCTACCGCCATTGATGTTCCGCCAAACTGGAAAACTTATTCAACAACTATAGACACATTTGCTCGCAACGCACCGCCTGCGGATGAAAGTCTAGCCGGAGAGCAATTATAATGACAATCTATTCTAGAGTACCAACTACTGCTAACACAAATGCTACACAAGATACTATTGTTCAACGATATCGTGGATTTAGTACTGTAAACAAAAATACACAAAATTTTGCCTTATATGATTTTGAATTAATTAAACAAGATTTGTTAAATCATTTTTATATTAGACAAGGTGAGCGACTAATGCAACCTAATTTTGGAACTATTATATGGGATTTACTATTTGAACCATTAACACCTGAAGTTCAAAATATTATTTTACAAAATGTAAATGAGATTTTTAATAGCGATCCACGTATTCAAGCGTCTAATATTGTTATAACTCCGTACGACACTGGTTTACAAATAGAGTGTAGTTTAAAATATTTCCTATATAACCTACAAGAAAACCTGCAAATGAAGTTTGATCAGGCAAATGGGCTGATGACACGATAAACTACCCACTTAATTAAAACCGATAAATACCATATAGGGATAACATATGAGCTCAACGGATCGTCAAAATAACCTGCTAGTTAGTGAAGACTGGCAGAAGATATATCAATCGTTTAAGAACGCTGACTTCCAAAGTTACGATTTTGATAACTTGCGCCGTACAATGATTGAGTATATCCGTACAAATTTCCCTGAAGATTTTAACGATTATATTGAGTCTAGCGAATACCTTGCCCTGATTGATCTGATTGCGTATGTGGGCCAAAGCATAGCTTTCCGTGTTGACTTAAATGCCCGTGAAAACTTCTTAGAATTAGCAGAACGCCGTGAAAGTGTATTGCGTTTAGCCCGCATGATTAATTATAATGCTAAACGAAACAATGCCGCACGAGGATTATTAAAATTTAATACAGTTAGTACAACAGAAACTGTTATAGATAACAATGGTAGAAATTTAGCAGGACAGTATGTTACTTGGAACGATCCAAGTAATGCTAATTGGTACAATCAGTTTATTAGTGTGCTAAATGCCGCCTTGCCTAAGAATCAACAATTTGGAAACCCAATAGATTCGTCAGTAATTTACGGTGTGTCTACGGCACAATATCGATTCAATGGTGCTAATACTAATGTGCCAATCTACGATTTTGCAAAAACAATTTCTGGTCGTAGTATGAATTTTGAAATTACTAGCACTACGTTCAAAGGTAAAGATTATATTTACGAAGAAGCACCAAAAGTTGGCAATCATATTGCATGTATATACAGCGATGATGGCCACGGTGCCGGTAGTCCAGGTACTGGTTTCTTTTTTAATTTTACTCAAGGTACATTAAACACAGCAACATTTACAGTATCAAACCCTACAGCTAATCAGCAAATTGACATTGCTACAAAAAATATAAACGATACTGATGTATGGTTATATGGCGTTAATGCTAAGACAGGATTAGAAAGTTCACTATGGACTCAAGTTCCAACGCTTGCAGGCAACAATGTTATCTATAACAGCTTAAACAGTTCTATCAAAGACATTTATAGTATAGTTACTAGAGCAAACGATGCAATTAGTTTGGCATTTGCAGACGGCACGTTTGGTAATTTACCACAAGGCGACTTTTTAGTTTATTATAGAACAAGTAATGGATTGAGTTATACTATTAATCCAGCCGACATTGTTAATGTATTGTTTAATATTCCTTATATCAGTGCTAGTAATCAAACAGAAACTTTGACTATCAGTTTAAGCCTTGCTACTAGTGTAACAAACTCTAGTCCTACTGAAACAAATGCTAGCATTAAAACTAATGCACCGCAAACGTACTACACACAAAATCGAATGATAACCGCGGAAGATTATAATATTAGTCCGTTATCAGCCAACCTTCAAGTGGCCAAAGTTAAAGCAGTAAACAGATCTAGCAGTGGTATTAGTAGATATTTTGATTTAATTGATCCTACTGGAAAATACAGTACTACCAATTTGTTTGGCGATGACGGTATTTTATATCAAGAAATATACACCTCTGCTACTGGATTTTCTTTTGTTACAGATTTAGATATTCAAGGTGTTATTAACAATACTGTTTATGAAATTTTAAATACTCCAGATTTAAGAAATTTCTATTATGCAAATTATCTTGATTATTTAAATGTAAGTGTTAACGCTTCATGGGTAACAGTTACTAAAGACAGTAATAGTGTTAGCGGATTTGTCAGTATTCCAGGACAAAACATCCCTTATAAATTAGGATCTTATACAGCAACGGATTTAAAATTTATCACTCCAGGTGCTATCTTAAGATTTGATGCACCTGCCGGTAAATTCTTTAACACATATACAAATACACTAGTAAACATTGTAACAACAATTGGGACTACAACAAACGCATCGGCAATTGTACAAACAATTAATGGCGTAACTACAACTGTATATGTTCCTACTTTGCCAAATTTAGTAAATTATATTTGGGCACAAGTAGTCAGTGTAGCCGGTGATGGCACAGCAAGTTCTACAGGAGTATTGACTAGTGGTATGGGCCCAGTAGTATTAGACAAAGTAATACCAACCGCGGCCGTATTAACACAGATAATGCCACAATTTAACAGAACAATAACTCCTACAGTTATTACAACAATGTTAGATTTAATTAAAGCCAACATTAATTTTGGTCTACGATACGACGCAACATCAACTTCTTGGCAAATCATTTATGCAAACAATTTAAATTTTTCAGGAGCATTTAGCTTAGGAAATCAAGGCGATGTGACTAATCAGAATTTAGATTCTAGTTGGATGTTATTGTTTACTTCTAATACATTGCAATACACTATAACAGCAAGAAAACTTCGATATATTTTTGAAAGCGACAAAGAATTGACATTCTATTTTGATACAAATGTAAAAGTTTACGATAATACATCAAGCTCAACAGTACTAGATACTATTAAAATACTCAGTGTTAATACTCAGCCTGATTTATTAATTCCGTTCACACAAGATCTTACTTGGCAAATTGTGTCTGAATACATTGGTAAAGATGGATATGTTGACCCTAAGAAAATTGTAGTAGCATTTGCTGATGCTACAGGTACTGGTGTTGTAGACAATCCGCAATTATTTTCAGATATAGTTAGCGCATCAACCGGTAACATTGCTAGCAAATTCATTGTAGAACAGCGATATGCTATATCAACAGGCCAAGAAGATTACAAATATGTGGATAACAATCCAACTACAGGTCCTGTGATAATTTTACAATCTCAAAGTAATGCAGGGTCGTTAGGATCATATGCCGACGGAACATATTTTTATTTTATAGATACTGCAACCGTGTTTAAATTAACACTAAGCGGAGTTTTAAAACTTGTTCCTACTCTAGACTATAGAGTATATACAGGCCGTAGCAATTTAAAATTTCAATATATTCATAGTGCAGATTACGACAGTAGAATAGACCCAGGATCTAGTAATATCATTGATGTTTATATTTTAACTAGAAATTATGATACTAGTTTTAGACAATGGATACAAAATGGTGGAGTTCGTCCTCTTCCTCCAAGTAGTGATGCATTAAATTCACTGTTGTCTTCTAATTTGAATTTAATTAAATCTATATCGGATGAAATAATTTATCATCCTGTAAACTATAAATTATTGTTTGGAGCACAAGCAGATCCAAGTGTACAGGCAGTTTTTAATGTTATGATAAATCCAAATAGCGCAGTATCAGAATCAGATGTTAAGGCACGAATACTTACAGCAATAAACACATTCTTTAGTTTAGACAATTGGAATTTTGGAGATACCTTCTATTTCTCAGAATTATCTACCTATGTAGTTAATCAACTAACGCCAGATGTTATTAATTTTGCAATAGTTCCTACACAGCCAGGATCTTACTTTGGAAATTTATTTGAAATACATTGCCCAAGCGATAAAATTTTATTAAGCTGTGCTACTACAGACAACATTGTGGTTGTTTCAGGATTTACTAATACTAATTTAAAAACAATAACAACATCATCAGCAACTAACGCTGTTGGAAATCAATCAATAACTAGTGCAATCCTTGGAGGCAGTATTTAATGGCTACAAAAAAAAATACTACTAAATCTAACACCAATGGATTTAGTGTAAATTTACTGCCTAAGTTTTATCAAACAAATGCTAACAAAAAGTTTTTACAAGCTACGCTTGACCAACTGTATCAGCCAGGCACTTTATCAAAGACTAGCGGCTTTGTTGGCAGAAAAAATGCAAAAGCAAGCACTGGTAAAGATATCTATGTTACAGCGGCTGATCAGACACGACAAAATTATCAATTAGAACCAGCGATAACAATTAAAGATTCTTTAGATAATATAACATTTTTTAAAGACTATCAAGATTATATTAATCAAGTTGGTGTGTTTGGTGGAATTACTAATAATCATGCACGTCTTAACGAACAAGAATTTTATAGTTGGGATCCGCATATTGAATGGGATAAGTTTGTTAACTTTCAAAACTACTATTGGTTGCCTTACGGCCCCGACGTTATAACAGTATACGGACATGAAATCCCAATTCAAAGTACCTATACAGTTAAGGTAGAATCTGAAGGATCAAATAATCAATATGTGTTTAGTCCTGACGGATTTACACCTAATCCAGTTTTGGTATTGTATGAAGGTCAAACGTACACTTTTGTTATTGACAGTCCTAATAATCCATTCAGTATCAAGACTGCAAGAACAACTGGTAAAACAGATAGATATCAGCATATAAATGCTATCGACAATTATGCTGTAGAGTCTGGAACTATTACATTTACAGTACCGGTTGATGCTCCTACAATATTATATTATCAAAGCGAAAATGACATAAATCTAGGCGGAACAATACAGATTTATTCTAAAGCAGATGATACCACTATCAATGTCGAAGCTGAAATTATAGGTAAAACTAATTATACTTTAACTAACGGAACTGTGTTAAGCAATGGCATGAAATTAGTTTTTAAAGGACAAGTAGAGCCTGCAAGTTATGCTGTTGGACAATATTATGTTGAAGGTGTTGGTACTGCTATTAAATTAGTATTAGTAAATTCTTTAGAAATTATTAGTCCGTTTACAGTATCTCAAGATGTTGAGTTTGATAATCTTCCGTTTGACAAAGAACCGTTTGACAACGCCAGCGGCTATGCTGGGCAATTAGATTATATCACAATTAATCGTTCAGGCAAAGATAAAAATCCCTGGAGTAGATATAATCGTTGGTTCCATAAAGATGTAATAACAGCCAGTGCTGTTTACAATAACAACGTTCCTGAGTTAGATCAAACTGCTAGAGCCAAACGTCCAATTATTGAATTCGTTGAAGATATTCGTCTTTTTAATTTTGGAACACACGCAATTGAAGATATTGATTTAATTGATACATTTACATCCAATGTATTTTCTACTATTGAAGGTAGTGCAGGCTACAATATCGATGGAGTACAGTTAAGAGCTGGCATGCTAGTAATTTTTACTGCTGATCAAGACCCGTTGGTAAAAGATAAAACTTTTAAAGTAGAATATATTGATGTTAAACATATAAATGGTGGAAGTAACCAACTACACTTAGTTGAAATTTCATCACCGGTTGTTGATCAATCAGTGTTAGTACAAAACGGTGTAGGCAATCAAGGCTCAACTTATTGGTACACTGGTACAGAGTGGAAAAAAGCACAACAAAAAACTAAAGTAAATCAGCCTCCATTGTTTGATGTATACGATTCAGAAAAAATAAGTTTTGGAGATCTTACAAAGTATGTTGGATCAACATTTATAGGAACTCCTATATTTTCTTACAAACTTGGTTCAGGTGCAAACGATGTAGTTCTTGGATTTCCATTAAGCTATCTTAACGTTAATAACATTGGAGATATTGTTTTTAATTTTAATCTAGCAACAGATACATTTAACTATAAAAATCCTGTGACAAATGCTGTGCAATCGTCATACGTGGATACTGGATTTTTATCAGTATTAGATTATAATGGAGTATCGTCATTTGCTAACGGATGGCAGTTGTGTACTACTAAAACAGTTCAAGCTGGCGTGCGAGTATATGACAATTCAGGACTGATTAATAACTTTGATATTGATATATTTGATGATATTAATAACCTTGACGATTTAATCGTGAAGGTATATGTTAACGGCTTACGATTAGACACTCAGTACTGGTCTGTAGTTAGTTCAGTTAAGTATAAAACTATACAGTTAACAAATTCCATTGAGTTAAACGATGTACTAACAATTAAAACTTACGCTAAACAGCCTATCAATGCAACCGGTTACTATGAGATTCCTTTAAATTTAGAAAGCAACCCGTTAAACGAAGATATTGGAGATTTCACGTTAGGTGAAGTAAAAGATCACGTTAACAGTATTATTGATAATATTCCAATGTTGCGAGATTTGTCTACTGAATCTTCTGCTACACAAACTACCAGCGGCCAGACTTACGATCCAGACCATCCAAACATTCGAGACCTTGGTAACATAACTCAATATGGTACTAAATTTGTACAACATAGCGGTCCTCTTAGTTTAGCGATTTATCATATAGCGTCAGAGTCATTTAATGTAATTAAAGCAATCGACCAATCAAAAATTGATTACAATAATTTTAAAAGACTTTTTATAAACACCGCAGGCTCATTAGGAGTTCACGGTGATCCGGTAACTACCCTAGAGTTGATTATGAATAAAATCAACGCTAATAAACCTAAAGTAGCTCCATACTATCTAAGCGATATGGTTCCTTACGGAGCCACAGTAACAACAGTATTAAATGTTGTCGACCGCCGCATTCGAAAATATCCGTTAACAACACCGTTTAATTTAACTAGCTTGTCTAATAAGGCAATTGGAATTTATTTAAACGGATTCCAACCTCCAGTAGGCAGACAGTTGGTGTACGGACTAGATTACACATTTGATGAACAAGGATTTGTAGTAATAACTAATCGTGTAGTATTAACAGACGGAGATACTATTACGACTGTAGAATATGACAGTACTGATGGAAGTTTTGTACCAGCAACTCCTACTAAGTTAGGCATGTGGCCAAAGTATGAACCTAAAAAATATTTAGATACCACATTAATAAACCCAGTAAATGTTATTCAAGGACATGACGGCAGTGTCATGTTAGCTTATAACGATTACAGAGATGATTTAATATTAGAATTAGAAAAACGAATTTTTAATAATATTAAAGTTACGTACAATAAAACTATCTTTGATGTTACTGATATAATTCCTAGTTACAATCGAACTACCCTTTACTCAAGGGAAGAATTTAACGATGTGCTATCTCCCAATTTTTATAATTGGGTAGGATTAATAGGAAAAGATTTAACAACACCTCTTAACTATGATAGAACTAATAGTTTTACATACAATTACTCTTTAAATACTACCCCTGATGGTAAACCATTACCGGGATACTGGAGAGGTGTCTATCGTTGGGTACTAGACACGGATCGTCCTAATATTTGTCCTTGGGAAATGCTAGGGTTTTCAATCAAACCTGCGTGGTGGCAAGGCCTATACGGCAGCGCACCATACACTAGTGATAATATTCCAATGTGGAAAGATATTGCTTCAGGCATTATTCGTGAGCCAGGTAAGCCAGTAGTTGCAGATGCCAAATATGCAAAACCATTTTTAAATAATCACATCCCGGTTGATAGCAATGGCAATCTTATTAGTCCATTATCGTCTGGTTTAGCCACTGGACTTGTTGAGCCTAATATAGATAATAACTTTATTTTTGGTGACGGCAGTCCAGTAGAAAATGCGTGGACTCGTAGTAGCTATTATCCGTTCAGCGTAATTTCTACAGCACTATTATTACAACCTGCAAAAGTATTTGGAATATTACTAGACAGAAATAATACCACTAGAAATTTAGCTGGGCAGTTAATATACACCATAAGCGGATTAAGAATAAGACCAAAAGATGTTATATTACCTAGCGTGTACTCAAGTAAAACTCGTGTACAGACAGCAGGATTAATTAATTATGTTGTTGATTTAATTTTTAATTATATCTTTAGTAACGATGTCAAAGCCTACAATAATTATCTTGCAGATTTATCTGCAATAACTCCACGATTGAGTTATCGAGTAGGAGCATTTACTAATCAAGATCAATTTAATTTATTATTGGAATCAAAAACTCCTAGCAGTAAGGGCAATGTTTTTATTCCTACTGAAAATTACAAAGTCTTTTTAAACAAATCAAGCCCGGTTAGTAGATTAACATACAGCGGTGTAATTATTACCAAAGTATCTACTGGATTTGAAATTAAAGGGTATAGTATTACACAACCCTATTTTAAATATTATCAATATACAGGTAGTGGTGTAGCAACTAATGTAGGCGGAATTTCTGAAAGTTATATGGATTGGACACCAGGCCAGCAATATATTGCAGGTTCAGTAGTTCATAATAATGGAAAATTCTATCGAGCCATATCAAACGCAACTGCTGGCAACACGCTAGATATTAAAATTTTTATACCGCTACCTTCATTGCCAATGACTGGCGGTGTAACGGCAATCATGCGAACTAATTGGGACAGAACTGACAGTGTCATTGCTCCGTACGGCACTATGTTTGAAACTGTTCAACAAGTTGTAGATTTCTTGTTAGGTTATGGAGAATACTTAAAAGATCAAGGATTTGTCTTTGATGATTATAACAATAATTTAAACACAGTATCTAATTGGGGAACAAGTACTCGAGAATTTTTATTCTGGTCTACACAAAATTGGAGCGCCGGCCAAGATAAATGGAGCGATTGGGATCCAACAAAATCATATAATTACGCAACCATTGTTAGATATGAAGGCGATTACTATAGTGCAATACAAAATATCCCACAGTCTAATGAATTTGAATATGAAAAATGGAATATTCTACCAGGGTTGAACATTGAAGGTGCAAGTGTAATTAGTTTAAGCCCAGGCGCAAATTCTATAAATTTTAATACAAATCTTTCTGTAGTAGATAATATTGGTAATGGATTTAATACCTATGAAATTTTTAAAGTTAATGGAACACCATTTGAAATAACAAATCTTGATAGTTATCGTCAAGGGAATTCTGTAACATATACTCCACGCACTGCTGATGGCATATATGGTGCAAGTTTTTATCTAGTACAGCACGAGCATGTTATTATAATAGACAACACTACGATTTTTAATGACGTCATTTATAGCCCTACAAGCGGCTACAGACAAGAACGATTAAAAGTTTCTGGATATTTAACAACTGGTTGGTACGGTGGATTAGACATTCCAGGATTTATATTTGATAGCGCAATAGTAAAAGAATGGCAAACTTGGCAAGATTATAACATTGGCGATGTAGTTAGCTATCAAAGTTACTATTATAGTGCCGATATGTTTATTGCAGGATCACCTACTTTTAACCCTTTAAACTGGACAAAACTAGATAAAAAACCAGCCCCGCAAATTTTACCTAATTGGACTAATATTGCAACTCAGTTTACAGATTTTTATAGTTTAGATGTTGATAGTTTTAATTCAGCACAGCAAACTATGGCGCAACATTTGATAGGATATCAAAAGCGTCAATATCTAAATAATATTATTCAAGATGATGTTAGCGAATTTAAATTCTATCAAGGAATGATTCGTGAAAAAGGCACACAGAATGTTTTAAATCAATTGTTTGGAGTTTTAAACTCTGAAAATAAAGAAAGTTTAACATTCTACGAAGAGTGGGCATTGCGTGTAGGACAATATGGTGCAGTTAATGGCTTTGAAGCAATTGAATTTGTTTTAGATGAAACCAAATATGCAAATAATCCGCAAGGCACATTGTTAACACAGTCAGTTTCTAGTAATGTTAATCCTTTTATTATACAACAAACTATTAATGACGTTTATGTCAAGCCATTAGGTTACAATTCGTCACCGTTTCCTATTTTACCTACAAACATTTATACAATTCCAGATCCAACAACTGGAGTACAAGTGTCAACATCTGTTAATCAATTTTTAAGAAGTGCAGGTTATGTAGATCCTTCGGATGTATTTGTTAGTTTAGGACACTTGAGTGATGTAGTTTCTCATCCTGCTACTAAAATCACTGTAGGTATTAGTTATAAAATTTTAACTGCTGGCACTACTGATTTTACTAAGATAGGTTCAACTAGCAACGACGTTGGCGCTACATTTATTGCAACAGGTACAGGTGCAGGAACCGGAACTGTTACATTAGATATTACACAAATTAATGAAGGTGCATATTTCTGGTGTGCATTTGATGGTGCAAATAGTTGGAACGTATATCGTTTTACAGATATTCATTTGCGTGTCACCGGAGTAGAATATACAAACGGAGTCTTAACTATAACGACTTTGTATGATGCTCCAATATCAGCAGGATCTTATGTTGGTATATCTCAAGCTAAATCTATCCAAGGATTTTATAAAGTAGATAATGTATCGTTGAATAAAATTACTATTTTAGCACCAGGATTAAAAGCAGTACCATCACCGTTTACTCAGATTGATAGTTTAACAGTATATACATTGGTATCGCAACGCACTGATTATATTGATAACATTGACACTATACTTCCTTCAAAACTTGATGATGGCAATATTATTTGGACTGACGTTAGCGACTATACTACAAATAATTGGGCTTCTTGGAAATACAAAAAAGTTTACGAGTCTGCAACAATAAATTCTCCAGTAGCAATTGCTAATACACAGTTTGCTAAATTTATTTCAGTAAACAAAATAGGTAATATGGCCGCAGTATCGGTAGGTACTACACAAATTGCAACCTACGATAAATTATCGTCTTCGGTTAATTGGACACAACGCCAATTAATCCAGCCACCTTTCAATAGAATTGGTAATCTTGCATCGACAACAACTGTATCGGCAGTAGCAATTAGTCCCGACGGGACTTGGATGGCTACCGGAAGCCCAACAGTTGGTTTTTCTAGTACGGATTATATAGGAGCGTATTCTTCTAGCAATACCTATCTTAAAAATGATATTGTTTCCTACCAAGGAAAATATTATCAAGCATTATATCCAGTCCCGCCATTAGATTTACCAACCCAATCTAGTGTGTTCTGGAATCAGATATTTTATATTCCTGTATCATCTACAGCAAGTCATTCAACTAATATTGCTAATAACGGAATGATAACGTTATATCAAAAAGATGCAAATAACAACTATCAGTTTGTAGATTCTATTTTAAGTCCTAGTATATCTTCAGAACAATTTGGATCAAATTTAATTTTTGATAATACTAATTTATATATTAGTGCTACTAATTACGGAAACAATCTAGGTCGTGTTTATAAATTATCATACAAGACTATTCCACAAGTTACATCAATTTATGATGAAGTTAATAGTGTAGGGTCTGTTTTAAAACTTACATCTACTAGTGGTATATCTGCTGGCATGACAGTTAGCGGATTTGATGTATTAGGAAAAAATCCTGCATTTACTAGTAATCAAGTAGTAGTTTCTGTTCTTACTCGATTGTTGTTTGTTCCAGTTACTGGAGCAATTAATAATATTCTTAATATATCTTCAACTAGTATTAATTTGTCTAAGATCACAGTTGGCTCAACTGTTGACTTATATCAAAATTCTTACAATTTTAATTTGCCTGATGTTAGAGTTACAGCAACTGGATTAACTTCTTTAAATGTGTTATCTGCAACTCGTCCACTATTATCCGGTGGCGCTGTTGGAGCAAATACATTCAATCTACTGTCTGCAACAGGTGTATCAATTGGTTATCTAGTTGTTGGAAAAGGAATTCCTACTGGTGGTTATGTAGGCGCCATCACTACTTTAAACGGCTCTTATAAAATTACATTAGTAGATTTTGTGGGTGCAATACAAAACTTTATTGTACAAGGTAGCGGCGATTATCAATTTTATAAAATTGTAAATTATAGTTTTGTTGAAGTAAGTAGTCAAAAAGATTTAACAAATGGCCCGTCAGCATTACCTGTTACTACTGCAAAATTTAACAGCGACACTACATTAACTTTTTCAATCTATACTATACAAAGTTCAAACGCAGTAGTATTGTCGGCACCTCCCGATTTGACACCTAAAGGTGCAATCACCTTTTCTTCAACATCGTGGGCATATGATACTGTGTTTACTGGCACTAGAAACTTGGGACAGACTGGCGATAACTATTTTGGAAATCATGTAGGCTTGAGTGCAGACGGATCTACAGTAGCAATAACAGCATACTCTGGTAATTTGTTAACTGACACGCCGAATCCTAGTGCAGGCGGAGTTGTTCATGTATATAAAAATGATGGAACCGTAATTCAAACGCTGACTAGTTTATCTCCAGATTTTGGAAAAGCAACTTCATTCTCAGACGATGCTTCTTACCTAGTTATAAACAATAATATACAACTTGATTCATTAATTAATAATGTTGGCAATGTAGGAGTTTATAAACTTAACAGTGCAACTGGGCAGTATAGTTTACTACAGAATTTAATTCCTCATGCTCCTGAAGACAATCAAGAGTTTGGTACTAAATTATCATTTATGAATGATTCAAAGACTCTAGTGGTATATAGTCAAAATGGGTCGAGCACCATTGTAACTACCTATGATGAATCTAGAACAACTTATGATAAAAAATCAACGAACTTTATAACTACTCAATTAGCTAGCGGTCGTGTCGATGTGTATGACCGTTATAATTTGAACTGGGTGTTTAGCGAAAGCCTCGCACATTCTTATAATTCTATTAGTAGTTACGGTCAAGGATTTGCAGTTGGCGCAAATAATATATTTGTAGGAGCTCCAACTGTTACAATTAACTCTAATACCTTGCAAGGCCAGCTGGCTATATATTCTAAATCGCCGTCTACACTATCGTGGAATATTGACAAAACAGCAGTTGATGTTGTAGATATTTCTAAAGTTAAAAATGCATTTTTATATGACAAAACAACAAGTACATTATTAACTTACATTGATGTTATTGATCCGTTACAAGGAAAAATTGCAGGTCCTGCAGAAGAAGAAATTAAATTTAAAACATTCTATGACCCAGCAACATATTCTTATAGTACTGCTTCGGTAGAAGTTACAGTAAACGATAGTGCTAGTTGGTCAAGTGAACAACGCGGCCAATTATGGTGGGATTTAAGAACTACAAAATTTAAAGTTCCTTATTTTAAAGATCCTGCTTATCGTAACAACACATGGAATGAACTAGCACCTGGCGCAAGTGTAGATGTATACGAATGGGTAGCATCTTCGCTATTGCCTTCGCAATGGGACACACAATCGGCAACACCGGCAGGCAAGACTGTTGGCATTACTGGTACTACTCTATACGGAGATAATGCATATTGTGTAACTAAAACTTATAATTCAACAACTAAAACTTTTAAAAATACCTATTACTATTGGGTTAAAAATAAAACAAATGTGCCTTCAATAGAAGGTAGATATATTTCTGCCGAATCTGTTGCCACTCTTATTGCAAATCCAAGAGGTCAAGGCTACACATACCTATCATTGATTGGAATAAATTCTTATAGTCTAGTTAACATTTCACAATATTTGAACGACAAAAACACAGTATTAGCAATAGAATACTGGACAACTGATAAGATTCATCAAAATATTCATAGTCAATGGAAACTAATTAGCGCCGATGATATCGTGCAAATTCCAAATACTATAAAACAAAAATGGATTGATAGTTTATGCGGAGTTGACGAAGCTGGTAGAGCTGTACCTGATGTAAACTTACCTGTAAAATTACAATACGGTATTGAAAATCGTCCGCGTCAGAGTATGTTCGTTAATCGTTCAGAAGCTCTTAAAGAGGTAATGGAAGGTATAAATGAATTATTACAACAACAACAAATTATAGAAAATTTTAACATATCTGATTTATATTTAAAAGATGTCGAGCCTAATATTATAACAGGTTTATATGATAAGGCTATTGACACAAGTACCGAATTAGCCTATGCTAATATAAACTTATTTGTTCGACCTACATTAACACCTGTAATAACTAATGGCCGAATTACAGATATCATAATTATTGAAACTGGCCGCGGCTATTTGCAAGCACCATATATTCAAATTTCAGGAACAGGTCAAGATGCATTAGTTAGAGCTAAAATTGATACTCTAGGAAGAATTCAAGATTTTGATATCATATCATCTGGAATAGGATATGACGATAATACTACAGTATCTGTACGAGATTATTCAGTATTAGTACATAGCGATAGTCAAGCCGCAGGCGCTTGGAGCATCTATTCTTTTGATCCAACGTATGTCAATAACAACGACAGTACAGTTGGCATTTGGTCAAGAACACTAACACAGTCGTTTGATGTTACGCAATACTGGCATACCACCGATTGGTATGATACAGGATATAATCAATTTACTGCGGCAGATTTTTCTGTGCAAATATTTGTTGATTTAAACTTTATTACAACTAATATAGGCGACATTGTTAAGGTTGTAACAGCCAGTCCTACACAATGGATGTTATTAGAAAAATATGCAAATTCTACAAGTGCAGACTGGACACAATCTTACAAAGTTATTGGAGTACAGGACGGAACAATTCAATTTAATTCTAGTATATACCAAACAGATTTCTCGGCAGTTGGTTATGATGCAAGTACTTTTGATTCTGGAGCATTTGATGTTAAAGCTTCGACTGAACTACGAATCATTCTTAATACTTTGCAAAATAAAATTTTAACTGGCGTTCTTTATAAAAATTATTTAGATATATTTTTTAGAAGCATAAGATACGCACATAGCGAACAGCCGTATCTCGATTGGATATTTAAAACAAGTTTTGTTAGAGCTACTCATAATGTTGGAGGATTTACCCAACCGGTATATTATCCTGTAGATAATTTAAGTAATTTTCAGGACTATGTGAATGAAGTAAAACCATATAGAACTAAGGTACGAGAATATATTAGTCAGTATACAAATACAACCACACCGGATTTAAATCCAAATGCAGTTACAGATTTTGATTTGCCGTCAGCAGTTACAAACAATGCTTTGAACATTGTAACTTCTTTCATAGTTAATGGAGAGATATCTGTAGATACTCCAGCAATTCAAACATATCCTTGGAAATTCTGGGCAGACAATTTAGGATTTAAAGTAGTTGATTTACAGATTGTATCAGGCGGTAGCAAATATGTTACTGCTCCAGAAATTATTTTTAACAGCAACTCTGGATCTGGAGCCAAAGCACAAGTATTTTTTACTAATGGCGTAATCAATCGAATTATATTACAAGATAGTGGAAGCGGGTACTTGTCTGCCCCTACGATAGAAGTTAAAGGTGGACTTGCTGTTGGCGGAACTCCAGCAAGAATAGTTGCAATTATAGGAGATGGCGTCGTTAGGTCAAATTTAACAGCTATCAAATTTGACCGTATTGGCCAAACTACTTACATTAACGATATTAATGCCACGGAAACTATATACGGAACTGGGTCTCAGCTGACATTTGATTTAACATGGCCACCTAGTATCCAAGTTGGCAAATCGTCAGTAACTGTATTAAACACTAAGTCGTTAACAACTTACCCAATGCTAAGGGAGATGTATAAACTTATAATCGTTAATTCTAAAATTAACGGAGCTACTTATTCTTCTGGTAAGATTACATTTACTACAGCATTAACGTCTGACGAAGTTGCCACTGTGTCTTATATAAAAGATATAACAATTTTAAATGCTGCCGACAGAATTAATTTTTATTATAATCCAAACAGCGGAATGATTGGCAAAGAATTAAATCAGTTGATGACAGGTATTGATTACGGCGGTACTATTGTTGGCAATCTAGGATTTAATACTGGCGGCGGATGGGATGCATTGCCATTTAACTCGGATAAGTGGGACTCATTTGATCCTGAATATTCTGATTATAAAGTAACACAAACATTTTTCCCAACAGTTAACAATCCGTTGTTGCATACTTGGACATTACCGTATGTGTCAGATTCTGGAATTCCAATTAACGTCTATTGGGGCGAGTACATAACTACAACATTTGACGGTACAACTGATATCTCAGTAGATGGAGTTACTGACTATTTTCCTTATAGTTTATTTTTGTATCCAACAGTAGTTTTAACTTTCCCACTTCAGGCAATTAGTTCAATCTCTGCAACTACTACCTTAATTGCTCCAGTTAATTCGTATCCGATTAGTACAACCATAGTAGCTGTGGCTAAATCGTTAGCTGGAAATGTGGGGCAATCTTCAATCTTAGTTGATAACGCTTCTAATATTGTAGCAGGACAATTTATTTCAGGTACAGGAGTACCTTATAACACAACTGTTATTCAAGTTACAAATTTACAAATTACATTGTCACAAAATCTTACTGCTTCGTCGGTAGATCAATTATATGAATTTTTTACTTTAGGAACAATATTAACTGTAGCAAGTACTGCGGGCATTGTAGCCAATTTAGGAGTTGTTGGCACAGGGTTTGACACACAAACTGTGACTAAACTTATTAATACAACGTCGTTAATTCTAAGCGGACCGCCGTCATTAATTCCTACAATAGGGGCAACTGTTAAATTTATCAAAAATTCTGCAGGATCAACAGTATTAACAATTGATAATACTGTTAATTTAACAGTTGGCGACATTGTATACTCGGAAACATTTTTAGAAGCATTTGGGTACGAAGCTAAGATTGCAAGTATCGACTCTAGTACACAATTAACCCTGGATCAAATTATACTTAAAAATATACCAGATAATACTGCATTAACATTTAAGAGAAATTTAGTTGATCCTATTGATATAAACACACGACTTGCAGGATTTATAATATTTAGAGTACCGCCACCAGTAGGTTCGGTAGTTAATATTGTTGGCAATTTAGATCCTATTAGAATAGATGATCCTTACTATGGAACTCCATTAGATCCGTTACATCCTGAACTGCCGCATCAAACAAATCCTGATGCAGTAATGAATTCGTTGTATATAACTGGCACTAGTGGAGTGGTTTCTATTCCTTCTAATTTCCCTACTAAGTCAGGCGACATTTTTATATTCCGTAAACAGACAAGTGACGGAACTATTGCTCCAGCTGATAGAGATACTGATATCTCAGGAGGCGATCTTGCATATTCAACAGCAAGAGGAATATTAGCTGACGATATTATACTTGACGGCGACGGTCTTGTAACACCTACATCAAGCCCTGCTCCAGAAGAAGTGGTACCAGGACAGGTAGTTGATACTCTTGCTATTAGAGTATTTGACAGACCAAATTCTGGATCTGCTAAGATTAAAGTAGACAATTATGTTGCCAACGGTTCTACGGTTGTATTTTCAATATCTCAACAACCGGTAACAATTAATTCAATTGTTGTTAAAGTAACCGGCACTACTGGAGCAACTGGAATACAGACACTTAATACTGATTATTCTATAAATTATCAAGCTAGTACAGTCACATTTAATGTTCCACCAGCAGATGGCTCTATTGTTAGTATTTTTAATATCGGGTACGCTGGAGAAAATATTTTAGACCTTGATTATTTTGTTGGAGATGGAAATACTACAGAGTTTATTACTAAGGCTCCTTGGCTTGATATGTTTACAGCCGCAATATTTGTTGATGGGGTTCCTCAGACTGTTGAATATTTCCAAACAGATACTAATTATATTTTAGTTAAATCTGTAGGTATTAGATTTGTTACTCCTCCTCCTATTAATTCATTAATTAATTACATTATTGTCAGTGGCGATCAACCAACATTTGCAATTACTAATACTGAAAGAATTTATCCTTCTGGAGCAAAAACATATTCATTGCAAAATTTAATTGGTAATTTATTGCCAAATGAAACTTATATGATTGTGCGAGTTAACCAACAAATATTACCAGCGCCGGTTAACTCATATTTTACAATAGGACAAGGAAATTTTGCTTACACATTGAGCCCAAATAAAATACCTCCGTACTCGTTAGAAACAAGTGCAGTTTCAGTACTTGTTGGAAATGATGTGCTATTAGCTGGACGTGACTATTATGTAGACATTGGTGGAGTTACTATCAATATTACGACTACTGCATACACAACTTATTTGAATCAAACAATGGTAATTAGTGTGTTGTTGCCTAATGGGTATACTTATAATGCAAGTAGACAACAGATTACGTTTGCTCAAACTTATAATTCAAGCGATGTTATTGAAATATTGTCGTCATACCAACACAATACTTTAGATTTACAACGAACTGAACTTATTGTTGAAGCTACAACAGCTCTAGTACCAGATAGTTCTACGTACTATACAATAACAAATACAGAAGGTGGTTTGCTAATTCTTGAAAGACCAGTTATTGATGAAAATTATGTATGGGTAACAAAAAATTCAACACTATTAATTCCTGGGGTTGATTATAGATTAAATGATGATTTAATTACAATACAACTAGCAAAGATTCCTGTAATCTCCGATGTTTTTGAGATAATGACTTTTGGATCTACTATATTAAAACCAAGTATTGCGTATGTTCAGTTTAAAGATATGTTAAACAGAACGTCCTACTCGAGATTAAGTGCTGAAAAACAAACACGATTGGCAGAGCCGTTATTGTGGACTGATACATCTATGGTGCTAGCAGATGCGTCAAACTTCCAAGAGCCAAACATAGCGGACAGAATTCCAGGAGTAATTGAAATTCAAGGCGAACGTATCGAATATTACGCTAAAACTGGTAATGTATTAAGTCAGTTACGCAGAAGTATTTTAGGAACAGGGATTGCAAAATCAAATCCAGCAGGTACTTATGTACAGGATATCGGATCTGCAGAAACTATACCATATCAAGATACAATAAGCTACTGGCAAATACCGTCAGATGGTACTAACTATATTGATTTAGAATTTACTCCTGACAAAGGATCTAGTACAGATCCTTCTGGAATTGTTAACTGGTTTAAAATGTTTGGTTATACTTACACAGGCGTGTTTAGTAGTGCCGCAACTTACGGTGTTAACAATGTGGTAAATTATAATGGCACATACTATTATACTGTCAAGTCAATACTAGCAGTTTCTGCAAGACTTCCAAATATTGATTATTCTCCAGCAACTGTAGTTTCCTCGGCAACTCCAAATGCCTATTGGAAAGTGTATCCAACAACAATTCCTCCAGGCTACGGACAAAATAATTCGTTAGATGTATTTGTTGGCGGTTATATTTCAGCTGGCAACTGGGCTCCAGGAATTTCTTATATAGAAAATGCAGTAGTTAATGTTGGAAGTTATACATACCGATGTGTGACAGCACACACTAGCTCGGATGCATTTAAAACTGACCGTGCAAACTGGAGTTTCTTTGTAGGAAATATACATTTAAAGAAAACACCATATACTGTATTCAATATAAATGAAGGACCAAAGAGTCCAGAAGGCGATGTGAAATTTGATGCTGATTTTTCAGTTAACGGATCTTCTTCTCAGATAAGATTAACTAACAAGTTAGATATAACTACACAAGTAACTGTGTACAAACGAACTGGTGTTGATTGGGATGGAAAACAAACTCCAAATATCTTAGACGATACTAGTCTGATTGCCAACTTTATTAAAGCAAAACCAGGTATATGGTATGCTCAATACAATCAAATAAGTAATACAACACTTGGTGGGAAATTTAACCCACAACTGACATTTGACTCATCAACATCATTTGATGACCCTAATTTAACAATGGACCAAGGATAATAACATGGCTTTACAACTAATAAACACGGGAACTAACCCCGGAGATAAAACAGGCGATAGTTTAAGAACTGCCGGTTTAAAAATTAATTCTAATTTTACTGAAGTTTATGCTTCGTTAGTAAATTCTTATACGTTGCCAACCGCCACCGGCGCAACATTGGGTGGAGTTAAGATTGATGGAACCACTATTAGTATTAATGGAACTGGGGTTATTAGTGCTAATTACACAAACTATGCATTACCCACAGCAACTATAAGTGTACTAGGTGGAGTTAAAGTTGATGGAACCACTGTTGTAATTAATAACGGTACTATTTCCGCTCCGTATACATATTCTTTACCTCAAGCTAGCACTAGCGTTCGCGGAGGAGTTAAGGTAGACGGTACAACAATTACAATTAATCCTACAACCGGAGTTATTAGTGGAGTATCTTCTTTTTCATTACCAACTGCAACTACAAGTTCTTTAGGTGGTGTTAAGGTCGACGGTTCAACCATTATAATTAATGGCAGCGGCGTCATTAGTGCTACAGGAACTTTTTCTTTGCCAACTGCAACTACAAGTTCTTTAGGCGGTGTTATTGTTGATGGTTCAAGTATAACAATTAATAACGGAGTAATCAGTTCTAATTATTCACTGCCATCAGCTACTACTAGTGTCAAAGGCGGTGTAACAGTTGACGGTACAACAATTGCATCAACTGGTGGACAGTTAGCAGTAATACCTGCCAATATTAAAGCAGTAGCCGCGGCAATGTTAACAGGCGGTACACAAACAGGAATAACATTTAGTTACAACAGTGGCACTGGATTGATGTCATCTATTGTAACAGGTGGCGGTGGCGGATCAGGCATTACAGGAGTTACTGTACAAAATGCAGGGTCTACACAAGGAGCCGCATCCGCAGTTACTACATTAAATTTTACCGGTACTGGCGTCACTGCTGGTGTTAGCGGAAGTACCGCAACACTAACAATTAATACAGGTAGTTATACCTTACCCCAAGCAACTACTTCAGTATTAGGTGGAGTTAAACCTGACGGTATAACTATAACAGCTACTAGTGGAATAATTTCTAGTGTAACGCCAACAGCAAGTACAAGTGTACTAGGTGGAGTTAAAGTTGACGGTTCAACAATTACAATCAACGGATCTGGTATTATAACAGCATTGCAGTATAGTTTACCAACTGCAACAACAAGTGTACTAGGTGGAGTAAAGGTTGACGGGACAACTATTAGTATTAACGCAGGAGTTATTACAGCCAACTATACAAATTACTCATTACCAACAGCAAGCACAAGTGTACTGGGCGGTGTTAAAGTTGACGGTTCAACAATTAGTATAGTTAATGGTACAATTACTGCCAACTATACAAATTACTCATTACCAGTTGCAAGTACTGGCCAGTTGGGTGGAGTTAAAGTAGATGGCACCACTATAACAGTTAATCCAATAACTGGAACTATTAGTGGCGTGACATCATATACATTACCAACCGCAACAACAAGTGCGTTAGGCGGAGTTAAGATCGACGGTTCAACAATTACAATCAACGGAGCTGGTGTTATATCAGCAACACAAAACACATACACATTGCCAACAGCAAGCACAAGTGTACTAGGTGGAGTAAAAGTTGACGGTTCAACAATTAGTATAGTTAATGGTACAATTACTGCCAACTATACAAATTACTCATTACCAACAGCAAGTTTAAGTGTACTAGGTGGAGTTAAAGTTGACGGTACAACAATTACAATTAATAATGGAGTAATTAGTTCTTCTTCAGCATACACATTGCCTACAGCAAGTACTACCGTATTAGGTGGAGTTAAAATTGACAATACTACTATCACATTAAATGGTAGTAATCAACTAGTAGCCACACCGTATACATTACCAACAGCAACAACAAGTGTACTAGGTGGAGTCAAAATTGATGGTACTACTATTACAAGTAATAATGGTATTATTTCTTATACATTACCAACCGCAACAACTAGTTTACTTGGAGGTGTTACAATTCCTGCGGTAGCTACAAGTGGAATTATTAATACAGGTGGGGCATTAAGTTTAGCAACAGCTGGCACAACTCAATTAGGTGGAGTTAAAGTTGACGGAAGCACAATTACTATCAGCAGTGGTGTTATTAGTAGTGTTCTTCCAACTGCAACAACAAGTGTACTAGGTGGAGTTAAAGTTGACGGAAGCACAATTACTATCAGCAGTGGTGTTATTAGCGCAACTACATCAACATTAAGTTCACGTGCTACTGTTGCAACTACAACGGCAAGTTTGGCATCAAATGCCGCGGCCACCGCAACAGTTACAGCCGCCAAAGGATATGCATTGTATAGCATACAAGTTAGTGCAGGAGCATGGGTATCAATATATACTAGTTCAACTGCGCAGTCAAGCGACAGCGCCAGGGCAATCACAACAGATCCTACACCAGGTAGTGGTGTAGTTGCTGAGGCAATCACCACAACCGCAACTACAACTTATTTTACTCCTGCTGTCTATGGTTATAATGCAGATGGCACTCCTAGTACAAACATGTATTTGAGAATTACCAATAACAGTGGTAGCACAACTGCAATAACTGTAACGATCACATATTTAAAATTAGAAAATTAATATGTCTAACCAAACAACAATTAGTATATATTTAAAAAGAGACAAACATGAAAATGGAATGTCTCTTCAAGAGTATACCGATGCTATCATAGCAGGAACTCAACCAGTACTTAGTCAAGATGCATTTGCCTATCAGTTTGGAGCAGTTGCAGATGAAGTGGCAGTTGTTGAGTCTTGGGCTACTACAAATAATTTAACTGTGGTAGATTCAAATGCGGCAACTGCTACTGTAAAAGTTTTAGGAACATTTGAACAATTCAACGCACTGTTTAGTATAACTTTAAAAATAGCTACAACTGAAGACGGTCATGAATATCAAACACACGATGGTGTTGTTATTATACCTACAGACATTGATGATGTTGTTGAAATGATTTTAGGATTTGATGACGAACCCATTTTTACTCATAATGCTGTTGAGTTTGATGAACAAATCCACACCAATGATGATCCAGCTGTGTATCCAAGCAAGGCAGCGGTAACACCTGTGCAGGTTGCAACTGCATATAATTTACCTGCAGGTGATGGCTATGGTGGATGTATTGGTCTTTTAGAATTAACTTACAGCGGATATGTTGCTGGTTATAATACAACCGATGTAACAAACAGTTTTACTCGTATTGGTCTTACTGTGCCAACTATTGTTGATGTACTAGTAGGCGGTGCAACTCGTAGTACTACTAGTGATAGTGAAACTATGCTAGATATTTATTGTGCGGGGGGTGTTGCTCCACGTGCAACTATTGCAATATACATGGCGCCAAATAGTGGTGCAGGATTTAGAGATGCTATTTTGGCGGCATCAACTGACACAACAAATAAACCTAGCAGTCTTGGAATTAGCTGGGGATCTAGTAGCGAAAGCACTGATTATTTGTTATCGGCATTCCAAGCGTGTGTGGCTGTTGGTGTAACTTGTTTTGTAGCAACAGGAGATGCTGGTGCTTACAATTTAGTAACAGGTTATCCAGGAACAAATGCTTATCAAATTGCCAGCGGTGGTACAAGTTTGTATCTTAATAATGATAATACTTGGAATAACGAAGCCGGATGGTCGGGTGGTGGTGGAGGAATTAGTGCAATAGTTAGTTTACCTAGTTGGCAAACAGGGTTAACTTCGACAACTGTAACTGCTAGTACAACTGGCACAGCAACAGCATTACCTAGACGTGGAATTCCAGACGTTAGTGCGCCAGCAGATCCTAGTACAGGATACCAATTTTATGTCAACGGCACACTGGTACAATACGGAGGCACAAGCGCGGCAGCTCCGTGGTTAGCCGGTATGATTACTAGACTAACTCAGCTATGGGGACGCAGACCGTCGTTTGCCAACTCGTTATTTTATTCAAATACTCAAGCATTTACCGATATAATATTAGGCAATAATCGTAATGGATATACAACAGGATACACTACTACTGTAGGTTGGGACGCCGCAACCGGACTAGGAAGTCCAAAAGGCGCTGAACTTTACAAATTATTCCATACTGGTAGCACTTTTCCTAAACAAAATTATGGGTTTAGATCAACAACTGGGCAAGTTTACCCTAGACGTACAACAGGTGTCAGGTAATAAACTAGCACATTATAAACATTGATAAATACAAGATAAAGAGAGACAAATATGCACAAGGACGCAACAGGAATTCACATAGAAGGGCACATTCATATATTTGACCCTAAAACTAAAGAAACCTTCGTGAACAAACGTAACGCTATTCATTATGAAAATATGAGTATTGCACTAGCCAATTCATTGGCAAATGCGTCAACAGGCGGGTATGTTTATCAGATGGCGTTTGGTAATGGCGGAACAGCAGTTGATCCTACAGGTATTATTTCATATCTCACACCAAATACCAGCGGCACTAACGCCAGTTTGTATAGCCAGAAATATGTTAAGGTAGTTGACCCAGGTAGTGCGGCAAATACAGACCCAACAAGGAATTTTACTGAAGTTAGACATACTAACGGCACAACTCACAGTGATTTGTTTGTCAGTTGTTTATTAGATTACGGCGAGCCTAGCGACCAAACAGCGTTTGATACTGTAAGTAGTAACAACAGCACATTTACATTTGATGAACTTGGCTTGGTAAATTACAGTGGTTCAGGACAAAGTTTATTATTAACTCATGTGATATTCCATCCAGTATTAAAAAGTTTAAATCGTTTGATTCAAATTGATTATACTGTGCGTATACAAAGTTTAACCGGCCTCGTGTCAGTGTAAGGAGCTATAGATGCCATATCAAATTCAATACACTGATTCAACTAACCCAAACAAACCGCCTATTAAAGTTCTTGACGGAACAGTTAATAGTTCATCGACTAGTCTTACGTTTGTAGGACAAAATTATCCAGGGTACGGTTCAATTTTAGCAGGCGATTTTTTACATTTGTTAGAAAACTTTGCCGCTCCTGCCAGTCCACCAAATCCTATACAAGGACAATTGTGGTACGATACTGGTACAAACATTTTAAAAGTATATGATGGTACAACTTGGACTACAGCAGGTAGTTTAAAGAAAAGTTCATCAGCACCAGCAGTTGCTAATAGTATTGCAGGTGACTTGTGGGCAAACACTACAACTAGTCAGTTATATATTTTCTCAGGATCAGCTTGGCTATTAGTTGGACCACAATTTAGTACAGGCACACAATCAGGCCCGTTAGCTGAAGCAATTACTGATACTGACAACGTATCTCATACAATCGTTAGTATCTACGCTAACAATGAACGCATTGCTATTATTAGTTCTTCTCAATTCATTCCTAAGTCTACAATACCGGGGTTTGATACAATCTATCGCGGAACAACTTTAAGCAATCTTGGAACTAGTAAGTTCTATGGAATTTCAGAAAAAGCAGACGCCTTAATAATTAACGGTGACACTGTTCCTGCCGCAAGTTTTTTAACAACTGATGGAAAAGTAAACACTACTAACAGTATTTTAAATATTAGAGCAGATACCGGTTTGACAATTGGATCAAACTCTAGTTTTATATTTGATATTGAAAATAATGTTCCCACAATTAAATCAACATTAAGTGGCGCTGGCATTAATTTTAATTTGACTAATTCTGCGGTTACTAGTCCTATTCTACATATAAGTTCAAATGGCCGTGTTGGTATTGGATATACTAATACTGCACCGGTATCTACATTGGATGTTAAGGGCGTATTGACAATTAAAGATGATGTTGTTAATAACATTACTAGCTATTTAAATATAACTAGTACACTTGATAGCAATTACACTCCAGGTACACTATTTACTACAGCTACTGGCAGTATTGTTACACAAGGCGGATTAACAGTAGCTAAGACATCAACTTTTGGCGATGATGCGACGTTTTACGGACAAAATTATTTTAATTATTATGATAATAGTGGCGCACCAATCGCCGCTTCAGTCTTGTTACCTGGATATAGTACCAGTCAAACTGAAGCAAACAATTTAGTTATTCCGTATGTGCCAAGTGGCGTATACGATATTGGAACTAGTACAAGAAGTTTTAGAAATATTTACGCTACAAACTTCTCAGGAAACTTTAGTGGAACATTTACAGGGACACTGGAAGGCAGTATTAGCGGAACAGCCGCAGCCTTAGCCAGTCCAACAGTTTTTAGTTTAACAGGCGATGTTACTAGTAATCAATTAAGTTTTAACGGACAAACTACAACAGGTACCGCAGTATTTTCTACAAAAATTAGTCCAGACTTTATTGCCGCACAAGACGCCGCTACTGATTCTTATACAAATGATCAATTATTAGTTTACAGATCAGGATTAGGTTTGCTAAAAATGACCAAAGCAAACTTATTTAAACACCAAGCAATGGTGCCTGTAGCAACAATTTTACCATTTGCAGGAGGAGTTATCCCTTCAGGATATTTGTTATGTGACGGATCGGAAGTATTAATTAGTCAATATTCAGGTTTATACAGCGTTATTGGATTTACCTACAAAGCATCTGGGTTATTAAAAGGTTTAGGAACGTTTGCCTTACCAGATTTGCGTGGCCGTTTTCCTTTAGGCTCGGATGGTATGAATAACAATATTTCTGTACCTAGTAAAGACGGTTCAGGAACTCAAATTACAACAACCGTAGATATAAATGGCAATACAAGTTCTACAGCAAACCGTATCGCCGATGCATCGGCTAAGTCAGTAGGTTCAGGAAATTCAGTAGCAAATGGTACAGTTACTTTGATTGCATCTAATCTTCCAGATCACAATCACAGTCTTAATGACGGAACTAGTCAGTTTTACGCAGTTAACACTCCGCGTGAAGCTCCAGATCCATATGCAATTGGTAACGTAGGAACATCGGGTTCGGGTACAGTAGGTTCTGGTATTTTAAATACAGGTAGTGTTAATGGTGCTACAGGAATTCCAGTAAACGTTATGAATCCGTATCAAACTATTAATTATATAATTTTTACAGGTGCAATCTAATGAGTTATTCAATTTACTTAACTAATGGTACGTTAAAATATACTGTACCCGACGGAATAGTTGATCAAACTGCTCTTGACATTGCATTGATTGGAAAAAATTCTACTGGTTACGGTGTTTTCTTAAATGACAACTTTGTTTATCTATTAGAAAATTTTGCCAACACAAGTCAACCAAACAAACCAATTACTGGACAACTATGGTATGATACTGGGGAAAATAGATTAAAAGTTTATAACGGTACAACTTTTGCAGTTACAAGTGGAACTATTGTATCTAATACAGTTCCTAGTGGAATTACTGCTGGAGATTTATGGATTGATAGTACTAATGGCCAGTTATATTTTAATGATGGTACATCGACAACACTAGCAGGTCCAATTTATTCTAGAAATCAAGGAACTAGCGGCTTCAACGTAGAAACTATTATTGATGTTAATGGAGTATCGCATACAGTTGTAGTACTTTATGTAGCTTCAACTATTATAGGAATTTATAGTAAAAGCACGTTTATCCCGTCAACTACTTTACCAGGTTTTACCAGTACAGCTACCGTATCTGCTTATCAAATAGCAAACTCTTTAATTGTTACATCGGTTATATCTGGTACATTAGTAGTAGGTCAAACATTATCTGGTGCTAACGTTATTGCAAACACAACTATAACAAACCAAACTTCTGGAACAGCTGGTGGCGCAGGCACCTATACAGTTAGTACTTCAAACATTATTGGTAGTTCAGTTGCTCCGATTATTATGATTGCAACTAGCGATATTATTAAAATTGGATTTAATACAGGATCTCTTCCTGGTATTGTGTATAATGGACTTATCACACAAGCTCAAAGTTTATTAGCAGCCAATGGTAGTTTAAAAACAGCGGAAAGTTTCTTAACCACCAGCGACAATAATACTACAACAGGATCGTTGAGTATACAAAACAATACACCATTGATATTAGGTGCCGCATCGAATATGACGATGCAAATTGATACAAACTCAAATACATTTACAATAAACTCAAATACATTAGGGCAAAACTTTGGTATTAACTTAAAAAATGCCGGCGGAACATTATCAAACAGTTTATATATCAATACTAATACACAACGTATGGGTATATACACAGCTAGTCCTAATGCTATGTTAGATGTAGCAGGTGATGTTATTGTTCAGGGCAACTTAACAGTACAAGGTAGTACTGAGATTGTTAGTAGTACAGTAGTTACTATTGCAGATAAAAATATTGAATTAGCCAAAGTTGCTAGTCCTACCGATACTACTGCCAGTGGCGGCGGTATAACAGTTAAAGGTGCAACAGATAAAGTAATATCTTGGACCGCTAATGCAACTACAAGTAGTGCATCAACCAATACAGGCTATTGGAACTTTAGTGATTATGTTAACGTTGGTACAAGCGGAGGTAATGCTGGTTATTATGTAAACGGACAATTAGTTTTAAGTGGGCAGGCCTTAGGAAATACAATTACTTCAGCTCCGGCATTAACTAGTGTAGGAACATTAACCAGTTTAGCAGTTTCTAATTTAAGTATTACTGGTAGTACAATTGCATATTCTAGTATTCAAGTTTCAGGAAATATAACACTAAGACCAAAAGGAACAGGCTATATTAGTGCAAGCGGCGCTAAAATTAAAAATCTTGATACTCCGTACGACGATACCGATGCTTCCACAAAATTTTATGTTGATGAAGCAGTTGCTAGAGCTTCATTAGGTATTAGCCTGGTAACTACTGGGCTATCCGATACAGAAATTGGAACACAATTATTACAAAGAATGTTCCCTCCAGGCGAACATAGGGCAAATACACTGTGTAGGGTACAATGTAATCCAAGCGGAATTATTAAACTTTATGCATTACAAGCTAACGTTTGGACTTGGGAATTAGATTTAGCCTAAGAATTTTAATGTATAAAACTGCATAAATACTAGGAATAAGGAACGACACGATGTCATATACGATTACTCATTATAATGGAACTCTTTTAACAACCGTAGCGGACGGAACTGTTGATACTAGTACTGATCTTACGCTAATAGGCAAGAATTATGCCGGATATGGGCAAGCCCAGAACGATAATTTTGTCTGGTTATTAGAGAATTTTGCCAATACTACACAGCCGCCACACCCAATGGCTGGTCAAATCTGGTTTGATAGCACTCCTGGTGCTACAAAACTAAAGTTTTTTGACGGTGTTAACTGGAGAACTACTGGCGGCGCCGCAATTGGACCTTCTAGTCCAACTGGTTTAACTGTTGGCGACTTTTGGTTTAATACGGTTACTAATCAATTATTTGCATATACTAGCGATACTGTAACACCTTATAAGTTAATTGGCCCGCAAGGCGTGTCGGGTGCAGGTCTTACACAGATGCAATCTACTACTGTTCAAGATAACAATGGTAATACTCATGCAATTATTCAAGCTATTGATAATAATCAAACTATTGCTATTATTAGTGCAGACACCGCATTTACATTAAACAATTCTGTTAATTCTATTACAGGATTTGGACGTATACAACAAGGTATTACCCTAGCGTATACCGATTCTAATGCTACAGGTGCATCTGCTGGCGTTACTAACCCAAGCGTTGCCCACAGATTCTGGGGTACTGCTACTAATTCAGATCGTTTAGGGGGCGAAGCCGCAACTTCTTATGTAAAAGCCGCAAGTCCTGTATTCCAAAATCTTGTAAATTTCCCGCAAGGTTATACAGTTGGAACTGCCAGTGCTCCTCCATTAAAAGTATTCATTAATTCAACATCTAGTTTTCCTACAGTACAAGGTACCGTATCGGATACAATTGTGTTCCAAACAACTAATGCCAATCAAGCATTATCTTATCCTTTGACAATAAAAGGAGCTGATCTACTCCCTGGAGGAAGTCAGTCAAATGCACCGTTTAGTACAGGTGTTAACAATATTGGAAGCAGTTCGTATCAATGGAATAGTGTATATGCTACTAGTTTCCTAGGTACTGCTACCAATGCAAATAATTTAAATCTTAATGGTGCATTTGTTACAGCAACTACAGCCGCAGTTGCAAGTACAATTGCCGCACGTGATGCAACAAACACAATTTTTGCAACAACTTTTAATGGTACAGCTACAGCCGCTGATTACGCTGACTTAGCAGAAAAATATCTTGCAGATAAAAAATATGAAATAGGTACTGTTGTTTCAGTAGGCGGCAAAAAAGAAGTAACGGCATGCCGATCAGGTGATCGTGCATTAGGTGCGGTTAGCGAAAATCCAGCGTTCATGATGAATCAAGACCTAAAGGACGGAGTATATATTGCATTAAAAGGCCGTGTTCCAGTTAAAATTCGAGGAACAGTGGCTAAAGGCGATCGTATCATTGCAGATAATGATGGATGCGCAATTGCAATTAACCATGGACACCAAGATGTATTTGGTATTGCCTTAGAAACTAGTGATGACGAAGGTGTTAAACTAGTTGAATGTGTAATTTTATAAAGGTATATCATGGCAGTTATTCAAGGCGCAAAAATTTATGCTAGTGACTATAACGTGTTGCAATCCACGATTAGTACAATTATGGGTACAGGCACTGGCTTATACGGATATAACCAAACTTTACAAAGTTCTCAACTAATTGCTACTTCAGGCAAGTATCCTCCAATTAGATTAACTGATTGGCGAGCGTTAAGAAACGATATTGTTAATGCCTATACTCATATTGGCAATCCTGGTAATCTTACAGTTCCAAACAATCCTACTAATGCAAATAAAGTAACAGCTACTGATTATAATAATTATTTGGCAATATTAAACGCTACGTATGCCGCATCAACGACCACTCCGCCATCAGGACAGGCTAGTTTAGTTACACTAGCACAAGGGGTTAGAACAACATCTTGGAATGGTATAGTAACGCAAAATGTAACATTAACTTGGCCTAATAATAATGCTGCCAGAGGTTTTTTTAATTCAGGAAGTCAAATTAGAATCAGTGCTAGTTTAGCAGGATATGCTAACGATGCAAGCAAAGCAAAAAACGACGATTGGAAAAAAATGTTAAGTGACATGGGTACTATATCACTTGGTTTTGGCAGTGTTACAACGACAGGGTCATACGACGTTATTTTTACTCCGGTAAATGGTGTTGGCGGATTTTATTTATTGAGTCAAACAAGTAAATTAATTTTCCAAAAAGGGTCAACTGATATATCGTATCGTCCTAATTTATACGCTATTAACGCTTCGGTTAATTCTGCCGGAACACAGTTATCGTTATCAATAGCATTTAAAGATTTAGATACTGGCGGCCCAAGTGTTGATGAAAACGTTTCGGGAACGTTAACTAGTACAGTTCAAGCATATTATTCAACAGGATCAGCAGTTCAAGCAGTATTGCCAACAGTCCTAACAACAGGACCATAACTTGTGTTGCCAGCAACGCCTGGTTATAAATACAAAGCGTTTTAAACAGAGGAACTCATGGCAGCAACATTGGCTACATTTCAAGGTTATATTAGTAATGGTACTAGCGGTATTGCGGGTACTGTTTTAAATATAACCACAATGACGACTGGAACAATACAGTTGGGAATGGCTGTGTCTGGCGGTTCAACAACAATAAACACCCACATAGTTGCATTTGTAACAGGAACAGGCGGTACAGGAACATATACAGTTAGTACAAGCCAAGCAATTGGCCAATTGGGAGTTCCTGCATCATTTCAAGCAACTACTGCCGCTGTAGTTACTGCGGCAGATTATAATTATATCCGAGGAATAACTAGTAAGGTGCTAGGAGCCCCAACAACTGGTTTACCAACACCGCTTGGTTATAATATGCCTATTTTAGCTACCGCTGATTTAGCATCAGGTCCTACGGCTATTAGTGCATTACAATGGGATAATTTAAGAACAGACTTGTTAAGTGCATATTTACATCAGGGTATTCCTGGTAATCTTACATACCCGTCTATACCAACTAAAGCCAATGCATCAAATCCTGCCGCAATTGTTAATGCAATAGATTTTTCAAGATATCTAGCAATAGCTAACACAGTGTTTGCTAATGCTCTTGCAATTGGTTCAGGTCAATCAAGTTTGGTTACCGTGTCAGCTCCAAACCGAACAACTCCTTGGAATACAATAGTAACACATACAGTTACATTAACTTGGCCAAGTGCCGCCGCAGCCAAAGCATTTTTTAATTCAGGTGGAAATTTTCAATTTTTTGGATCATTGAATGGATATCTAGTTACAGATCCTGGTTATACAAAATCTGATGACTGGCATACTTTGTTGGTTAATTTAAAAACAGTCGTTATGAATTATAATAGTACTACTTGTACCGGAAGTTACACAACTATTGCCCCAAATACAGGATTTTATAATTTAACTACATCAGACATTAGCATCATTAATAAAACAACATCTAGCCCATCCTACACTCCTAACCAGTACAATATCCTTGCTAAGGTTAACGCAGGTGGCAATGTGCTTACATTTACTATACAATTCAAAGACGATGCAACTACATCGGGCCATGGCATCTATGGGGTTGATGAAAACGTAACAGGTACATTAAACAGTACCGTACGAGCATTTTACTCTAGCGGAACTGTATCGGCAACGTATCCAACAGTTTCCACATCAGGACCTTAATACTCTAAACTCTTGACAAGATAACTATTGTAGTGTTATTATAGTACACTACGGAGTTTATCATGGATGAGAGAATCGAAAAAGCGTTTGCTGTTGCCAATTATATGGCAACTTTGGCTAATCAAAAACGCATAATTCTAGAAGAATATAATCAACAATTAATCTATTATGTTGAAGGTGCCACCTTTAAGATTACACCAGATTTGATTAGTTTTGTAAAGACAATGTGCGATAGGCCATTTGATTTAATATTAATTGATGCTAATAATCTTCCTGTTAAAATATCCAACCCAAAACAATTTTTAAATGACATTATTCAAAAATACGATAATGCATCTTTGGAGTATTTTTCTAAATACTTAGATATAAAATCTAAGAGAAAAATTGCAGATATTATTGACCTATGAGTAAAGGTATTGTAATTTTTGCGCAAAACAATTCTAGCATTGATTATATCAAGCTATCTATATTTGCGGCCAAACAAGCACAGCATTATTTAGATTTACCTGTTAGTTTAGTTACTGATAGTCTGACCTGGTTGAATACTACCTATCTTGATCACCCTTTTGATCAAGTTATTGAAGTACACGAAATAGCATACAAGCAAAAGAAAGCATTCTTTGATGGCGCCCTATCTTCAAAAAGTTTAGAATGGAAAAATTTTGCTAGGTATCAAGCCTATGCACTTAGCCCATACGATACAACTCTTGTGATTGACAGCGACTTTATAATAAACAGTAGTGTATTAAAATCAGCATTTGATCGAGATGCTGATTTGCAAATTTATTCTCAAAGCATGGATCTAGCACACGAAAGATCTGCAGATGAGTTTAATCGTATTAATGATCGGGGTATTCCTTTTTATTGGGCTACGGCATTTATTTTTAAAAAAAATCCAATGATGGAATCGTTTTTTGATTTAATTTCTTATATAAGAACAAATTGGGATTACTATAAAATGTTGTATAACATAGATGCATCTTTATTTAGAAATGATTATGCATTTAGTATTGCAATACACATATTAAACTCAAAAATGGACGGAAATTTTACAGTAGAGTTACCAGGTAAAATGATTTATACTCGAGATAAGGATGTGTTGGTTGAAATGCACAACGGCACAATGCAATTTTTAATGGAAAAGAAAAATTATAACGGTGAGTATATTATAGCAAAAACTACTAATCTTGATGTACATGTGATGAACAAATTTAGTCTAAGTAGATTTATAGACGGAGGTTCGGGTGTCTAAAGGATTTTTAGTTTTAGCTCAACGTACTGATACTGTTGATTATATTCAACAGGCTTATGCATTAGCCTTAAGTATAAAACTTTCTCAAAATGAAATTGATAAAATTTCACTTGTTACAAATGATATTGTACCTGAGGAATATGTAACAGCATTTGATCAAATAATTCCTATTCCTTATTTTAATAAGGACATAAGCAGTTCATTTAAAACTGAACATAGATATCAGATGTATTATGCAACACCTTACGATGAAACTATTGTACTAGATACTGACATGCTTATGTTAGATGACATTTCATTGTGGTGGGATTACTGTAGCAATCATGATATTAAATTCTGTAATAGAATTAAAAATCATAAATTAGAAACAGTAGTTGATACAGTGCATAGAAAAGCATTTATATCTAACAACTTATCTAGTCCTTATTTTGCTTTACATTACTTTAAGAAAAGTGATTATGCAAAAGAATTTTATAAAGTATTAGAATTTGTATGTAATAATTGGCAATGGTGTTGGTCTAAATTTGCTCCAGAAAATTATCAATCGTGGTCCAGTATGGATTTAGCAGTGGCTATTACAATAGAAATACTAGGAGCGCACGAGCAGGTTTTAGATGTGCTAAATCCAATGGAATTCATACATATGAAAACACCATTGCAAAATTGGAAAACTGGAGAACCTAGTTGGCAAAAATCAGTAATGTTTAATTTTACTGGAGAATTGACAGTAGGTAATATTCGTCAACAGCGTTTATTTCATTATGTAGAAAAGGATTTTTTATCTCCAAAAATTATTACTAAATTAAAGGAGTTAACAGGTGGCTAAACGAAAAAAAATACTTGATCTGACTCCAAAATTTTATGTTGCATATACTGACGATAAACAAATAATAGCTGTTACAAATTTTAAAAACGAAAGTTTTACAAATATAATAGAAATAGATTTTGCTTCTTATGAAAAATTCATTTCTGGTAAAGAACAATTTGAAAATTTTCGAATAGGTACAGTTATTGATGAAAACGGAAATTCGTCGTTAGGAATTATCTCGCATCATTTATCTTTAGAAAATTCTTTTAAAAATAAACTTCTATCGTGGATCGAAGGGTGCGACTCGGAGACTGATATTTCAATTGTATGGGATGAAACTAACGAGCATTGGTTGTTTAATGCATCTGTTGAATTTAAAACTCGATATTTTAACAATGAAATCCCAGCTTCAGAAATATTATTTTTTGTAATAATAGGAAATGATCCAAATTTTTTAATACGTATAATTCGAATTCGCTTAATAGATCTAATAAACAATGCTGTTGTTAAATTTAACACTACGTGGGAAAAAACAATTGAAGCAATTTCAATTACATCTAATTTATCAGAGCTAACTTATTCTTTAAATATATGGAAAATAGATGACACCAATTAAAATTATAGAACAGGATATCATATTCCTCAGCTATGACGAACCAAATGCTGAAAAGAACTATGCAGATTTATGCAACAAAGTGCCTTGGGCTAAACGTGTACATGGAGTTAAAGGTAGCGATGCCGCACACAAAGCCTGTGCCGCGTTAAGCGATACAGAATACTTTGTTACTGTAGATGCAGACAATATTGTTGATCCAAAATTTCTTGAAGTTGAAGTAGATATAGATGCATTAGGACTTACACCGGATCATGTGTTTAGTTGGTGTGGAAAAGTTCATGTTAACGGACTTATGTACGGTAATGGTGGATTAAAAATGTGGACACGTAAGTTTGTTAATAACATGCGTACACATGAAAATAGTAGCCCAGACGATGTTAAGGGGTTAGTTGAGTTTTGTTTTGACGACAAGTATTATCAGTTTAATGAAAACTATAGTGAAAGTTTTACAAACGCAAGTCCCTTTCAAGCATGGCGAGCAGGATTCCGTGAGGGTGTAAAAATGTCATTAGATCAGGGTGCTAAGACTACTGACCTTAAAAAGATTTGGTGGCAAAATTATCATCGATTATTAGTATGGTGTAATGTTGGCTTAGATGTTCCTAATGGTATGTGGAGTATATATGGCGCACGTGAAGGCGCATATCTTACTAATTGTACAGACTGGGATTATTCCAATGTGCGTGATTTTGAATGGCTTACAAATGTGTGGGAAGAAAAATACAGTAAAATAACTGACAAAATGTTGCCTTACGAAATTATGGGTATTGGAGAGACATTACATCACGAGTGCGGTTTAGAGCTGTTTGATCCGTGTGCAGAGTCTAGTAAATTTTTTAAAACTGTTTTTAACAATAGTCCTAGGATTATTAGGAAACGCTAATGTACGACATTGTTTTTATTTCTTATAATGAACCGTTGGCAAATTTTGGATTTCTTAGATTAACATCTTTGAATCTTCGTAACAAAATTTACAGAGTACACGGAGTTTCTGGTATACACAATGCGCATAGAGAAGCTGCCAAATTAGTTAGCAGTAATATGTTTTATGTTGTAGATGCAGATGCAGTTATCTTGCCTACATTTAGATTTAATTTAAAATTAGATCCTAGCGAAGAAGATATTGTTCATGTATGGCGTAGTCGTAATCCTGTTAATGATTTAGAATATGGATATGGAGGCATTAAACTGCTTCCTACTAAATTAACACTTAACATGGACATGAATAAGCCTGATATGACAACTAGCATATCTAAAAGATTCAAAGCAATGGATGAAGTTTCTAACATTACTAATTTTAATATGGACGGCTTTAGTGCTTGGCGCAGTGCCTTTAGAGAATGTGCTAAACTATCCAGTAGAGTAATTGACGGACAATTTGATCAAGAAACTGCTGATAGGTTAAAAGTATGGAAGTTTAATTTGAGTAAAAAGCTATACGCAGAATATGCTAGGGGAGGAGCAACTGCGGGAGAATGGTTTGGCTCTACTTATAAAAACGATCCTGCTATGCTAGCTAAGATTAACGACTATGCATGGCTTGAAAATGAATACCAACATCATATCAAGACCGTTCCGCCTAATTTATTTAAGACTTAAGATCCATAGGAAAGATTTCAGCAATAACTTTTGCACAGGCAATTGCTACTTCTTGATGCTCTTTTTGAGTACCATTAGCACTACGCAATTCAATAAAATGAATCCAGCTACGTAATGTACCATTCATATACAAGCGACTTTCAATAAGCCCTTCTGGTAATACAGCACGAGCTTGTTCTTTTGCTATGCCATTAGCGATAGCCCACTCGTACTCTCTTTGTGCGGCATATATAACTCTTTTTTGAGCACGTTCCCATTCGTTTTGTAACAGTTGATCATCGACTGGGATGCTGTTCTGTCTATTTGCGGTGTCTTGGAGTCGTGCTTCTCGCAATACAAACGACAGGTCTTTAGTAGGGTCAGCATATCGCTGACTGAATTCTTGAAAGCTGAAGCTACGATGTCTAAGGATCTGTCGTGCAATATCTCTTGTTGTGGTAATTTCAATACAGGCGGAGACCATTTCGAGTGGGCTCCAGTGTTGGTGTTTGATGAGGTATCTGATGAGTTTTTCTGATGTGTCTGTGTTGAGTTGATTGGAGGGATTG